ATACTGACTTTTGTTGTCCTCTTTGTGTAAGTGTTGGACAAGGTAAATCTGCGGCAGGTCGTATCATATTAAACATAGATTTCTTATAGTTAATATCTACATAGTAATATTCTTTATCTGTATCCCATTCATAGTGTTTAACATCTGTATTTAACAACTGTTCTATTGTAGTATTTGAATTTGACACAACTGGCTTCGCATTCTTTTCTTGGAAACCCATTTCTTTATATCTTGGCCATTGATCTTTTGGTATGATTCTTATTTCATTTTCACTTGGTTTGATATGTCTTGTAGGATTAAAAGGTAATATCTCTACCCATTTCTTTTGAAAACCGCCTTGTACATATTCGTATAATTCTTTTTCTTCTTCTTCATTATTTTGTACATCTTCAATCGCTTGTTTTAAAGATACTTGTTGTTTATAAGGTTCAGGGTAAACTTCGTTTTCCATTGTCATAAAGTTTAGTCCTGCTTTATCCATAATATCATTTCTTACAGCAACAAAAAAACATCTTTGTCTTCCTTGAGGTGTACCATAATCAGCGGCGTTTAATACTTTACCAACTGCCTCATATCCTAGTTTACCAAACTCATTGACTATTCTATTAAAGTATTCTTTCGCTTCACCCATTGTAATACCAGCAACGTTTTCGCCAATTACTACTTTAGGCATTATCTCACCTGTGATTCGTGTAAATTCAAAAAACAAGTCTTCTATGTTTTCTACTTGTTTACCATCTGAATATGTCTTGGTTTGATCCCAACCCTTTTCTCTTTTACCAGCGACACTAAACGCTGAACACGGTGGCGAACCGTCTAATATATCTAATTCACCTTTTTGAATACCAGCGGCTTTTAAAAAGTCTTCACCTTTAAGTTGTTTAATATCTTGTGGTAAAACTGGTGTGTTTGGATAATTTGATTTGTATGTTTCAACAGCGGCTTCTACAAACTCATTTACACATAATATCTTTCCACCCGCTAATCTATAACCCGTAGAAGAACCACCACCTCCAGCAAATGTAGAGATGACAGTAAAGAGTTCTTTATTAGAGTTATCAATAACTTCTTTTAAAAAGTATGGTTTGTACATAATATAATATTATCAGGTTTATCTAATAATGTCAACGCTGGCGTCAGTTTCAATTACCACTCTAGCGCCACAATTAAGAATAGGCTTATCATTACCACCATAGACCACTTTGGACGGACCGTTAATAGCCACTTCGTGGCAATAAGTATTTTTACTACCTTGCTTAATCGTAATAACTGGATCGTTTCTTTCATATTTTTTATTTGCTCTAATCACGTGTTGATTCACGTGTATATAAGTTTTACTTTTTCTTGGCATAATTTAAATTACATACTAAAGATATTCTACGATTTTTAGTTGCTATCTCATAAGGCATATTTACAATACAATGATCTAAATGACCATCAAACATCAATACCGAATTTTGTAATCCTGGTATTATAAAATCTTCTCTAATATGAGTTCCATAAACAGGATAATAATTTTGTAAATATAAAACAACGGAAAAATCTGATGTGTGAGTATGCATAGGATATAGTTGTTTTGGTATTGATACATTTCCCCACGTTTTATCAAATTCTAATTCACTATCAATATATTGACTTGTAAATTTTAATATTGACTTTTTATATTCTTCCCAATGAGGTGTTTTATATTTTTCTAGTAAATCAGGAAAAGTTTGTAAAGGTGGTATGGAATCATCTATAATAGGTCTTGTTTTTACTTCAAATTCTATATCATCTACTAATTTTGTTCTAATAGAATCATTTAGTAAATTTGTTTCTGTATATAATGTATAATTACCAAAATTCAATTGAGGCATAAATTATCCTAACGGTTTTTCTACTAGTTTAGCATTTTTATCTTTTTTTACAATATCCATCATCTTTTCAGCTTTATCATAAGCTCTTTTTAGTTTAAATTTAGATACTTTATCTGTAAAATTTAAACCCATTGTGTGGTCATACTCGTGCTGAAATACTCTACTTATCATTCCATCTAAATGACCTTCTTGTAAATTACCATTTTCATCTTCATATTTTACAACTACTTTTCTTGGTCTAGTGATTGATAAAAATACAAATGGAAAAGTTAAACAACCTTCTTTCATTACATTAGTTTCTTCACTACTTGATATAATCATAGGATTAAAACACGCCATCTTTAAACCATTTTCTAATTGTGGGTGATCTCCAAGAACAAACATATTAAACGGTAAACCAACTTGATTACAAGTCATTCCAATACCACCATATTTTTTCATTGTTGTAAACATAGAATCAACTAATTCTTTTCTATCTTTAAAACCTTCGTCTTTTAACATCTCATCTTTAAATGGTGCGATTGCTGATTGTACTCTTGGATCTGATGGTGGTATTAATTTTAGTTCTTTCATAAGTTATTCCTTTTTAAACGTATTGTAGTTTTGTAAAATTATGTTCCTTTTCGAATTTAATTATATTTGTAAATTTATCAAAAAGTATATCGCCTTTGTGTGATATAATAAAAATGTTTTCTTTTTCCATTTTTCTAACTATCTTAAAAAAGTCATCTGTACCTTGACCATCTAAACTACTATCAAAGATTTCATCAAGGACCATTAGATTTGTATTGGCGCTGTTTTTCATTTTAGCGATAGATCGCCAAGTAAAGACTAACGCTAAATCTATTCTCATCTTTTCACCTTCACTAAAACTATTATAATCAAATACATCTCTGTGGCGACTTTTAACAGTTTCATTAAACTCCTCGTCTAAATGAAAGTTAACAAAGAAGTCCATAGATTGTAAATATTGATTTATAAGTGTATTCATAATAGGTAGATACTTTTTAATAATCTTTGCCTTAGCGCCTTTGTCAGAAAGTATCTCTCTTATAACATCAATGTATTTCTTTTCTTCTACAATTTTATTTAGTTCTAGTTTTGTTTCTTCTAATTGTTTCTTTAGTTCTTCTAATTGACCTTCGACATCTTTACTGTCTTCGTCTTTACCTTCTAGTAATAATATTTCATTGTGTAAACTATCACTAAACTTTTTGATTTCATCTATTGAAGTATTGAGTTTTGACATTTCAATATTAATATCATACATCTTATTTGATATATTATTAAAATCTGTAATCTTATTTTCTACTTTTGATAGTTCATTTACCAAATCTTTCATACCATCATTTAAAGTTATAAGTTTCTTCTTTTCGTAATCTATTTTTTCATCTCTAAATTCTGATTGTATCTTTTGTGTACAAGTAGGGCAGTTATCATTTTCTTCAAAAAAATCTAAATTCTTTTTATGTGTATTTAAGTTCTGTTCGATTTTTGTTTCTAACTTTTCTAATTGTTTTCTTTTACTTTCAAATTTATCTTTTTCTTTTATATCTTCTTCTAATTGTTTATATTCACTATCTAATTTTTGTATCTTTCTTAAATATTGTTCTTTGGCGTCATTGTTTTGTTGTAGTTTACTTCTTTTAATATCAATATCACCTATACTTCTATTTTTTAGTTCTTCAAAATGTCTTGTTTCTAATTCATATTTCGATTCAATTAAATCACATTGATGTCTTGCTTCTACAATCTTTTTACCTAGTTCTGTTTGTTGATTTCTTGTTAATATATCCATATGAGATAAAACTCTTATATCTAATATTTCTTCTACAACCTCTCGTCTATGCCTTGGTCTCATTTGCATAAACGGTTGATAAGATGAAGAACCTAATACAGCAATTTGTTTAAATGCTCTATAATTTAATCTTAATATTTGATCTTCTAAAACATTTTGATAATCAACACTAGAGGCGTCTTGGTTTTGTAAAACACCATCACAATAAATTTCAAAGATACTAGGTTTAATTCCTCGTATGACTTTATACATTTTTGTACCTATTTGAAATTCTATCTCAACAAGTGTATCACCATTATTAATAGTATTAACAATCTGTTCTTTTTTAATTTGTCTAAATGGTCTATTAAACAAAGCAAAACATAAAGCATCTAACATAGTTGATTTACCAGAACCATTAGCACCAATCATTAATGTTAATTGTGATTTTCTTAAATCTATTTCAACAGGAGTATTACCAGTAGATAAAAAATTCTTCCATCTAATTTTCTTAAATATTATCATAATTAAAAATACTCGTATGGTAGATTATCTCTATTTGAAATAAACAAGTTTCCAGATACACTTATTCTAGTCACATTAGATTTGAAAGGACAAACCCAATGCATTAATTGAGCTGGGAATATATACATATCACCAGTCCTTGGTTTAACTGATTTACCTTCTGTTGCCCAACGAGGTTTTGATGCTTGTGTAAATTGAAACATCAACTCACCTGGTCCTACCGAAGTACCTTCGTGTTCTTCTCTTTCTTTGTGTAGTTCATTAGGTACATCTAAAAATAATACAAAAGAATAATCACCTCCGTGATAATGTGCTGGATTAAAATCTCCAGCTTTCATATAGTTTATCCATAAATCTATTGGAGTGAGTTCAACAGTTTCATTTGAAATATTATGAAAATTACAATGACCATCTCTATATTTTTGTAATACTGGTGATATAGATTGATAAAACCATTTACTTGTTTCGTCTGTATATTTAAATTGATTTTTTAAATGGCCTGCAAGTTTATGATTATAAGTTTCTAATATTTTTTTACCATCAACTAATAGTTTATCTAATATTTGATATGAAATTTTTGTTTTCATAACATAAGGACCAAAATTTAAATTCTCAACAAACATTATCTTTCAATTGCGTCTGTAAATAATTCTTTTACAGCTTTCTTTAATTTTGTTCTATCTAAATCAGTATCTATTTGATCTACATAATTACCTAAAAAAGTAAGTGTATCTTCACCTTGTTCTAATATATTTTCTTTTACAGATGCTGTAATATCACTACTCAAATCTTCAATTATATTTACTTCGTGTGTATCTACCGTATTATGTAGTCTATCAATTAGTTTGTTAAACATTTCTTCATTTGTTTTGTTTGTGACAAATACTTTTATAAAACAATCTTCAAAATGTGATAAATCTAATTTAGAGTAATCTTCTTCTTTATCGTTGTAAATTAGTTTTTTGTGTATTCTTAATGGATTGGGTATTCTTGTTAGTTCTCGTGTTTCAGTATCAAATATATGAAAACCTTTTGGACATTTATAGTCTGACCAAGTAATCTCATATTGAGTTCCACAATAATATATTTGACCATCATCTGATTTTTTATGAAAGTGCCCTGACATAACTTTTTCAAATCTCTTAAACAATGATTTATCTAAACCTTGTATGTTCATAACACCATTGTGCATTTCGAATCCTTTAATTTCCAAATGACCCATAGCAATTTGTGCTTGAGTAGTTTCTATTTCTTTAATAGAGTGATCGTAATTTTCATCACATATCCAAGGAATAAAAAGAATATCTAATCCACCAAGATTGATAGTTTTAGCTTTATCATATATCCAAGGTTCGTGTTTGCCATCGTAGGTCGTACACAATTCTGTAATCGCATTTACTTCATTTGTATTTTTATAATAAGTATCGTGGTTGCCTAATATGATATGTGTATCAATACCTTCTTCCCACAATCTTTTCATAAACTTTTGTCTAAAGGTGTGTGCTGTTTTGAAGTTAATAAACTTTCTTCTATCGACCACATCACCTAAATGAACAAGTGTATTGATGTTGTGTTCTTTTAGATAGGGAAAAAATATCTCATCATAGAAACGCATAAAATAATCCAAAAATGCTGGACTATCGTTCCTCGCACCGAAGTGCGTATCGTTTAACAAAGCAATTTTCATAATTAATTAAAAAAATTTAGAGTGGCTTTACTAGTTTTCTTTTTTTTCTTTTTGATAACTTTTTTTGCTGGTTCTTCCATTCTTACATTTTTTTGTAAAAATTCTCTAAACTGATTTTTAAATTCGCTATCATCACCTGGTTGAAGTGCTACATCATCATAGTTATTATCCATAATTAACTTATGTTTGATTGTAGTTTGTTTCTTTTCTTTTTGTATTCTTCTTACAAATGCGTAATAGATAATTTGTGTAAAGTAAGCAAAAGGGTTATTAGATTTTGCTGGATTGAAGTTGTCCAAATATTGTAAACAGTTTTCAATACCATCACTAATCATATCATCTCTAAAAGTATAATTGATAAAATTAGGTCTATAAGATAAGTGATTTGCAATCTTTAAAAAACAACTACCAATGTAATCAGTCACTGGTGGCTTTTCTCGTTTTTCTTTCTTCGCTTTATTTACTTCTTTTTTATAGGCTTTCATTGCCTCTAAAAATTCTTTGTTATTTACGTAATGTTCTTTTTTTGCTGCCATAATTATAATATACTACATTCCTTTCAAAATGTCAATGTTTTGAGCAGATTAATCCTTAATTAATTCTACTTCTACAGCCTCTGCTTTACCATAGTCTTCAAAATTTTTATTATAGTGTTTCCAAATACGATTTTCTAGTTGTTTAGGAGTTCCTTTAAAAGGATAGACGTTTTGACAATATTTTTTAGGATTGTCACTATTATAGGTTGCTGTTATTATCCATTCACTTTTTTTCATATCTATTTCAAATTAGAGTTTATATCTAAAATGTTCAAATTAATACTTATTGCTGTTTTTCTATTTTTAGATTTTAGGGGTGGTGATCTATGAGGTATTAAAGAATTAAAAACTATAATATCACCCTCTTTAGCGTCAATATCAATGGGCTTATTTTTGTACAAATCATAAAATTGTGTCAATCCATCATTGTCTTTTAATTCAAGTAAATATACGCATAATAGATTAGCGTAATTATGATAGTGCCACCCGTGTTTATCATTTTCATAATATTGTTGATACCATATATTACTCAACTCAATATCATTTACACGATAAAAAGTTCTTAAATCTTCAAAAAAATTTGTTTGATTCTTTAATAATTTAAAGTATTCTCTATCAATAGGTTTAGTTTTTGTCATATAATCTGTATATGTTATACTATAACCTTCTTTGTTTATAGGATATTTTTCTTGTTTTTCTATATACGATAAAATTTTATCTTTAATTTGACTATGATTTTCAAGTCTATAAGTCATTATGTTATTATCAAAAATATTAAATTTTTTATTCATATCAGCGTTGACTTTTACAAATAAATGTATATAATGAAGCGTGTAGAGCGTTGATAGAGGATACTATAAGTTAATGTAGAGTCTTTTTAGGAATCCCAAAATCAATGTCATCTTCTTCATCAAATATTTCATTTATTTCCCTATTCTGTTCATCTGTAAATCTAGTTCTTTCATATTGTTTATCTTCTACGACTTTTTCTGGTTTAGAATAATCTTTTATAATGTGAAAGTAGCTTTTCATCATATTTTCGCTAGCGTTTGTTATACTCATAATTTTATCTTTAGGAATACTAATAATTTCATCAGGAGTATAGGCCGCCCATTTTATTAAAGCAACATAATCTTTTATACCTTGTGGAGTAAGTTGAGGTACATATTTTATTTGTAATGGTCTTTCTAATCTTAATAATGGAGATTTTTCTCCTAATTGTTTTTTAGGTAATACACAAACAACGTCATCGCCATTAACTAGCTTTATTATTTTTATTGGACTAACTGCTTCTTCTGTCATTTGTTAACTCCACGTTATGGATTTCGTAATTAAAATCTTCTTCATTGTATATATTTATTCTTTCTTTAAAGTGTTGTAAAGTGTAATTCGTCTTATCATTGTATGATATATCATCAGCAATATCATATAAAGTTGCAGATGAATTATTATCTTTTAACCTAAGGCCACGACCAATAGATTGTAAATTTCTGATACGAGATTTAGAAGGGCTTGCGAAAATAATGTTGTGGAGATTCCTAATATTAACGCCAGTGGAAAAGACGCCATAACTAGCAATAATGATAGCGTTATCGGACTTTTCAGTAATCGCTCTAATATCTTCCCTAACATCGGCTTCTACTCCTCCGTGAACATAAAACACTTTTCTATTCTGTGCTTTATCTTCGATTAACTCTTTAAGAATCTCACCGTGTTTTTCAACGTATTGAAATAAGCATAAAGAATTGCCTTGTAAAGAAAGACAAAGATTCCTTATATATTTATTTCTTTTTTCGTTAGAAACCAAATAATCCATTTCTTCTTGGTACGATTTATCTTTTAAAAAATGACGAGCCGTCTGATCGTGTTGTAATACTAAACATAAAATTTTTAAATCTGCTAGTTGTTTCTTTTGTTGTAATTCACTTGTAGATAC